AGCTATGCCAACCCGTATCTCCGTCTTTGGCGTCGTACCACGAAACAAGGACCATGGGATAGATAGTCTCGCTTTGTGGCTTCTTTTTCATTTAATGTTTTTTATCACGATATAACACTCTGCACAATAAAACAAAAAATCTCTAACTATTACAACCGCATCTTTTTTACAATTACCACTACAACATTTTTTGGGGCTAATGCTCAATGAAAATGACCTTGAAGAATAGGGTCGTTGTTATAGAAAGGAGGAATCGTCATTAGCCCTATTTATGTATAACTAATTAGGATTAGTTTGTCAATAATGTGTTTCCTATAGGTATTTTAAACTGAAAGTGATTTATGTTTTTATAAATACCACAAAACAGAGGTAACCACGTAACCTGAGTCAAAAACCATTGTAAAATAACAATAGTATGGTTACTTCTATGACGTAACCAGAGGTAACCACAGGTAACCTACTCTATATGTCTTTTTTGAACTGAAAGTAGTATTATTAATTATAATATTGAGTTAAAAAAATCTATACAGAATTGAATAAGTGTATTAAAGTAAAAAAATGCCTAGAATCAAAAATGGTGAACTATCACCTAAACAAAAGAGATTTGTTGAGATATTTGTAAAAGAGAATGGTCGCTTGACTGCCACTGAATGTGCTAGACAAGCTGGATATTCTGAACGTTCAGCAGTATCTCAAGCCTGTAATTTAAGAAACCCTAAATACTTCCCTACTGTCGTCAAAGCCATTGAGGAGTTACAGCGAGAGTATGCAGAAGCTAGTAAGATTACTTTTGTCACTCACCAGCGTGAGCTGTCAAGACTGAGAGAACAAGCTGTCGCTAATGGTCAGTTAGGCCCAGCCGTCCAAGCTGAGTATCGTCGTGGTCAGTTAGCTGGTTTTTATATTGACCGTAAAGAAGTAGTGACTGCCTCTCTTGATAACATGACTAGACCTGAGTTGGAAGCTAAGTTAAAAGAGATTAGAGATCACAATGTTGTTAATGGTGAATCTATTGGTATGGAAGTAAAAACCATTGAACACTCCGAAGATGATTAATCATCGTCTTCCATTAATTTTTTAAGTAAGTCCATTATCCATTCTATCATCATTTTTCCTTTCTATTTTCTAACCTTGAAATCTTCTTGTGCTTGGCCGTCACAATCCTGAGTAGCCATATATTTACAGTGAGCTGAACACCACCTCTGAAACTTTGTCATCAGTGTTTCTTTATCACAGTGAAAACATTTTCTCTTAGTTCTTTTTTCGCCGTCCTCATTATTTATAATATAATCTGGTAAAACTTGATCGTAAGAATATTTGCTTTTCATTAATTTATGTAGCCTTGTGATATCATCATTCTATACAAATCCTCTAGCTTATCAATAACCCGATCATACTTAATACAAGTGCATTCTAAGTGATCCTCTTTGTTAGCAGGGCATACATGAGAATCATCATCTCTTAAATCTCGTATGTCCTGTTTGATGTCCTCTATTCTACTGTTCATCTTCTTCAACCACCGTGAATTTATGTGTGTAATCATCAGAACCCTCAGGAGTGACACAGATAGTTAAATTACCATTGTCATAGTCCGACATTTCTAATCTTATGTCATAGCCCTTAAAGTTTAACCAAGTCACATCTTCAGTGATGTCCTCTACATTTTTTAAATTACTCATCTTTTTTTGTTTCCTTTTCTAAAAAATCTAATTCTAATTTATAATCCCAATCTTCTTGCTCGTCGTCAAGATAAGAACTTATGTAGATATTTTTTTCTTTCAACATGAAATTAATCTCGTCAACAATATCTTCAGCGACATCTCTAGCAGAACTATCATAAGTCCATGCAACCCAATTACCTTTTTTATCTTTGCTCATTTTTTGTTCCTTTCCTCATAAAGTTTATCTCGCAGTTCCCAAAATATATTGTCGATAACTTCTATCTCAAGACTATGCTCATCAACTAAATTACAAAAATCATTTACTGTCATTACCGCGAGTTCTTCTTGTATATGTTCGAGTTCCTCTTCTTTCTGTTGCTCGTCGATTACCCAATCTTTGAAATTACTCATGGTCAATATCCTCATAAATATAATTATTAAATTCACTTGCTTTTGGCTTTTCCTGACTAATGATACAATCTTCATCTTGCCAACCAACTGCCTCAGCAGTTCCATGCATAAATGCGTTTAGTTCAGCTCTTGTTTCAAATGAATATTTAACAGGCTCTTGTCCTTTGTCAGGTTGTTCACCCCACATATACCATACTGTGTATTTACTCATAATTTTTCTCCTTATATAATTGTCTCAAATTTATAGGACTTAATATTATTGTCAAATTATTTTTATCAACTACTTGCAATTTTATGGGAAATGATTATATTAATAATCGTAGGGAAATGATAACGTGTCCGATCAGGATAGACATTTTCCTCGCCTAAAAGAAAGGAGTAAAACATGGGTGATAGAGTAAGCATATCATTTAAAGATAGTGACGGCGAAGAATCTCCAGCACTATTTCATCATTGGGGTGGAATGGATTTTCCTGAACACGCTTTAGCATGGTTAAAAGCTTTCAAACAAAAATCTGAGGAAAAAGAAAAAAATGATTTCTTCAAAAATAGATTGGAAGCGAGAACAATGTTAGTTCAATTTTTATCTTATATGGGTAGAGAAAAACTTGATCGTGAGATTAAAGAGATAATCTATTTTGATGAAGATAAAAAAGATTACAGACCGAAAGAAGTTATCTATGATGACGATACTTTAAGTCATAGTATTTACATGGGGGTAGATAAAAATGACGGCGACAATAGTGATAATGGTCATTTTATTATTCGTACTGATACCGCTACAATGGAAGTAGCAAAAAGACCTATGGAAGATTACGAGTAATATTTTTAATTTGGGTGTCTATTCGTCATACTAGTTAATTGACTTAATGCGTGAATATATCAACTGCGAACGAATTCACCGCCCTAAAACTTTCGCGGTCAACCTTTCTATCTTCGCAAATATTATGACCGCGAGAAAAGGGGTGAGTTTATTTGTTCTTACCCCTTTTTTTATTATTGACTTCTTATCCCAATAATTTATATTTTATTATTAATAAGAAAGGAATATCAAAATGACTAGATATTGTAAAACTTGCGGAAACTCTGTTGGTCAGTATAGCTATGGCGGAAAAAAATCTTGGACTGAAGGTAATTATGTTTTCAAGAGATCAGGTAAGGTTGCAAAAGATAATGTAATCAAATCTATTCCCAGCGAATATAATCCTAAATACAATCAGAGTGAAAAAAAAGTTGAGTGGCGAATACCACCTAACGAGGGGGCGGTCGGAATGTTTTGTAAATTAGATTGCCTTTACACTTTTATGGAAACTAGAAATCAAGAGATTAATAGTATTCCAGATTTACATTACCTACAAGGGGGTACTAACAATGGCAGATAACAGACTAAGACTTAACAACTCCAAAAGAATGGCGTTGAAAAAAGAGCATTGGCGCGTAGTAAATCAAACGCCGAGTGAATTAAAAGATAATTTACTCAGCGCGAGTACAAGATTTTACTCAGCGCAACAAGACGCTCATAAGATCATAGAGGCTGAGGTTGAGAAAAGATATCCCAAAGCTGATCGTGATGTCCTGAGAAAATATAATAGTGGTGATCGCACTAGTGGTTATGGTCATAGAAATTTTACTATGAATGATAATTGCTTCACCATGAAAAATATTCAATCTGAAGCTGGTAATGAAGTCAGGATTGATTTTGATTTAGGTCATGCTTTATCGTGTGCCTTAAATCATGATAAACTCATGGCGAATAAATTAAACCCTTTCGTTGAAACTGAGTGTGATCGTCAGGGCGGAGTAAATAATCCAACGATAAATACTGACCGCAGTAAAAATGAAAATTGGTTAAGGGATAACTTTAATCAGTTCATCTTATCTTATCGCGGTGATAGTGATCCGTCAAATCCATTTGGATTAGAAGTTGTCAATACGGGCGGTTGTCATACTCGCGCTTATGGAGTTCAGGATTGGCAATGGCAAATCTTGATGAACTATGAACAGTCAAAAAAAGATGTCCTACAAGCTCATAAGCATTATTACTCATGGTGTAAAGATAGTCAGGACACAATGGCAACAGTTATTGATCAAGCAAAATACTTAGATGAAGTTCAAATGTATTGGACTGATGTCGAAGATAGTATTTTAGTCGCCGAAGATAACTTATCAACTAATCTTGCGGTCATATCAGAGGACAGATTGCAGAAGCTAAAAGATATGGCTTCTAGCAGAAAATCTAAAAGATCTGAAGTTCTTGTCGCCGTCAATGAAAATCAGCAACATTTAAGCTAATATTATTCTCACAGTCAAAAAATGGCGGTCAAAAAACCGCCATTTTAAATTTTTAAAGATACTGATCCACCCCCACAATTTTTATAGATCATATTCTAAGATAGCTGGTCTTATGGGCTAGTTGTATCTATATTATGTATGGATATATTTAAGATTATTTCAACCAAAATATCCTAACTTTTTTTATATAATTTACTTTTATTCACGCTCAAATAATGTATAAAATTACTATGGCGTCGGAAAGAAAGAATAATTATGGCACATGAAGTAGAAACTATGGCTTGGGCGAATGATGTCCCATGGCATAGATTAGGACGAAAAGTAAATTCTGATCTAACACCTGATCAGATTTTAAATCACGCTGACTTGGATTGGAAAGTTCAAATGAAAGCAGTCCAATGGACTAATCACGATAATGTTATCATGTCTAGTGATAAATATTTTTCACTAGTAAGAGAAGCTCATGAGAGAATTGACGGAACAAAAATTCCTGAGCAAATTGTAGGCACTCAATGGGTGACTGATCAATATAACATTATCCAAAATTCGCAACAAGCTGGATTTTTTAAAGAGTATATTGACTCAGGTATGGCAACAATGGAAACTGCAATAAGTTTATTCGGCGGTAGAATTGTTTTGCTAATGGCTAAGACAAATAATACTTTTGAATTAGCTGGTGGTGATAAGATAGAGCAATATATTTATTTTGCTAACTATCACTCAGGACGCGATAAGGCAAGGATTAGATCGTCAAATATTAGAGTTGTTTGTAATAACACTCTTAGTGCTTCTTTAAGATCAGGGGCTAGTGTTGACGGCTTAATATCTCATAGAGTTGATTTTACCAATGATTTAGAACAACAGTTCAAACAAGATCATGGTATTGCAACATCTCAAATGACAACCTATCAAGAAAAGCTTGAAAAATTGGCAAGTAAAAAAATCAAAGAAAATGATTTGATTAAGTATTGCCTTATGGTTTACCAGCCTGAGCTATTAAAAGATAAAAACTTTTCATATAAAAAGTTTAATTCTGATAGTCAGGATTTCAAAGTTAATGCTAATGTAAAAAGAAGCTTTAACGCTTTTCATGATATCTACGAAGCTAACGGCAAAATTCACAAGTTAAAAAATACGGGTAATGATTTACAATCCGTTAAGACTGATAACTTGTTAAAAGCTTTTAATGCAGTTAGTTATAATGAGAGCCATTTAAAAGGTGGTAGTAGTGATAAGGCTATTGAAATGAGAACTAAGGAAGTTCTTTTGTCTGATACTACTATTACTGATAAGGCTCTTGACGTAGGGTTAAGCTTAGTAGCTTAATCTTTTTATTAATCAGCCCTGAGGTTATGACGCCAGCCTCAGGGCAAAATTCTCAAAATATCCTATAAAAAAACCCATTTTAAGAGCCATATAGAGCTATCTAAAAAGCTTCTAATGTGATTAATCAAGCTTACAATTTATCCCAAATTATTATATATTCTTACCATGACTAAAATTAACTTATCAACTATTGAAAAATGTATTCTCAGGGATTTAATAAAAATTGAAATTAAATCACTAGTTCAATTTACTGGTGATTATGGAAAATTTAAATATTACCCAAAGGAATACGCCGAAGATCTTTTTAAACTTGGTAGAAAATTACGCCTTGATGATCAACAAAAAATTAAAGCTAAAAAGCTTTATAATGATTAAGGACGCCAATATTCCCTGAGCTGGGGTTAATATCCCAGCTTATAACAATATTAAACAAAATTTAACTATTCCCATTTAATAATAAAACTTACTGAATATCCTAACTTTTTTATCTTTTATTAAATCCTGATATATGGTCAAAGCACCTTGACGCTTTAGCTCTGAAACGTACGCCCTGAGCCTTGATCCCTGAGCCATGGTCATGTATAAATAAAGCGTGAATATTCAAGAAATAAGATTTGATTTGGCTAAAGTTTTTTATAACTTTTATCACCGAACTAATAAAGCACCAGCCATGGCAATGAGAAACTATGTAGCTCTTGAGGGTAATGATTGGGAATTTTTAGGACACATGGATTTATTATTTGATAACCCAGCTCAGGCAATAAAGCTCAATGATAAGTATTCAGGATATTTAGGAATATTTTTAAATGACCGCGGTGATTGGACTGTTTATACCAAAGGAAAGTTTTTAGGTATCCTGAGTATCAATGTTCCTAGTTCATCAAAGCTCAATCATCAAAACATTTATGAATTAACTAGGATCTGTTTCCCTGATTATTTTGAAATGAAAACTAATAAACAAAAAAAATATCCTAGTAAGTTTGTCAGGGAGTGTTTAAAAATGTTTCAAGAAGAATATGAAGTAAGTAAATTTATTACTTACTTACATGAAAATCAAAATGGTAAATATTTAGAATATGCTGGATTTGAAATAGACCATATTACAAAACACTCCAAGAACTCTAAAGGCTGGGCAACAAGAGCTGGTAGGCGTAAAGGTGATACTTCAACTAAATTACGCTTTGCTAAAAAGATCAGGCTTTAGCACCGCCTATTCATTTTAATACATTTTATTTTTACCGCGATTTAGTATATACTCACAGTCAGAAAGGACGAATATTAACATGTCATTAACTAGAAAACATTTTGTATTTTTAGCTGATTTATTAGTTGAAATTTCAACTATTGAATTTGCAACGGTGCAAGATTTAAAATCTTTTATCAAAGTTGAAGTTAAAAGATTTTGTTATGATCACGGTGATAATTTTAACGGACATACTTTTGAAAGTTATATTACCAATCATATTCAAAAAGCTCTTAAAGAAAAAAAAGAAAATGGGTTAATTAAATTATCCGATACTATTTCCCATTTAATCCCAAACCAATCATAATTAATCATAGAGCTGGCTCGTTTAGTCGAGCCAGCGTCCTACCCCTAGCTCTACCCTCCATTAAAAACAGTCAGACAGGCAATGTCGCAATATGTAGTTTACACCCTCCAGGCACCCTAGATTGTGCAGCCTGGAGGGTGCCAGGCATACCTAAAACCACAAACCGCGACACGCGGTCAAAGGTGGCCCTAGCTCTACCCCCGCCCCCCTAAATACAGAAAAAAAGATACACAATATTTTACGTAGGGCAAGTTAGATAGGAACACCCACCCCCTAAACTATACCCACCCCTAAATAATATATTTGGAGTCCCATAAAAATAGTATATAAAAAAATATATATGATTGATCAAACAAAGGTCGAGTTACAAGAACAACTCATAATAGAACATCTCAAAAAATTAAAAGGCGCAGAAAAAAACTTCTTGCCTTTTGTCAACCATGTTTGGCCAGACTTTATCTCTGGATATCATCACAGAAAAATTTCAAAAAAATTTGAGGACATACGGAGTGGCAAGATTAAGAGATTGATCGTGAACATGCCACCAAGACACACGAAGTCAGAGTTTGCATCCTTCTTGTTTCCCTCGTGGCTCGTGGGCAATAATCCAAAGCTCAAGATAATTCAAACGACACACAATACAGAACTTGCCGTGAGGTTTGGTCGTAAGATGAAAAATCTAATTGACAGTCAGATCTATCAACAAGTCTTTGACCAAGTATCAATATCCGCGGACAGTAAAGCGGCGGGACGTTGGGAGACTAATCATGGCGGAGAATATTTTGCAGCTGGTGTTGGCTCTAGTATCACGGGCCGTGGTGCAGACTTATTGATCATTGATGATCCGCACTCGGAACAAGATGCACTGTCCACTACAGCATTTGACAATGCGTATGAATGGTACACCTCTGGTCCTCGTCAGCGTTTACAACCTGGCGGTGCAATCGTTATTGTTATGACACGTTGGGGTGTAAAAGATTTGACAGGCAGGCTAATAGATGCACAAGCAAAAGAACCCAAGGCAGACCAGTGGGAGCTCATAGAGTTTCCTGCAATCCTGCCGAGCAACAAACCTGTTTGGCCAGAATACTGGGACCTTGAAACATTGCAGACCACCAAAGCTTCTTTAACAGAACAGAAGTGGCAAGCACAATGGCAACAGAAACCTACATCCGAAGAAGGCAGTATTATAAAACGAGAGTGGTGGCAGGTGTGGGGTGAGAAAGAAGTGCCAGATCTTATTCATGTGATACAGAGTTATGATACAGCTTTTAGTAA